GTGATCTTGTGACACGGTGAAGATGTTATCGTCACCGTAAAGAGCCATACGAACATTGTTGAGAAAGTCGTGTGGTCCAGTTCCGTAGATTTCGGTCCAAGCAAAGTGGAAGGCGGATGCGTTTGTGTTGTTGTTGATCTGGGTCGTCCCGAGAACTCCACTGGGGTTCACTCCGTCTAAACGAAGTAAATCTCCTTTGACTAGCAATGTGGGATAACTAATACAATGAGCGAATCCTTTGCGAATAAAACGGTCGGTGTCATTGTTGGATCCATGGAGCTCATAAAAGTCGTCGGCAGGGGCAAGTGATCCCTGAATGAAGTCGGGACACTGTGATGTGTCAAATCCCTCGTAATCACCATCCTTGACATTGGTGCCATGGTGATGGAGATGACGAACGAGCTGGTCCCATTCTGCAGAATCTGGATTGATTCCAACAGTGGACCAGTTTTTGATGCGATGATCGATGACGTGTTGAAAGTAGGCTCCGAAGTACATGCGCATAGCAATGAGAAAATCCATGGGAGAAGCACAGAAAACACGAGTTTTCATGTCCTCAGGTTTGGAGTAGTCGCAACGCTTGAGCTTGCGGCGTTCGTCCTTGAGTGATGCCTTAAAGATTGGTGGTTCAATGATTCCGTTCTTGAAATTCGAGATGTGTCGTTCAACTGCCGCAACCAAGTCTGGGTGCAGAGTTTGGGTCGTGGGATAAATCCATGCGAGCTTGCCCGGGAGTGCGGCTGGTTTCTGCATGTTGCACCACGGATATCCAGGTGATGTGGACAGTTCCATTGGTTTCAAAATGCCAGGAATACCGAAGACGGCTTCTGTCATAGTGAGCACACGTGAAATCGCAGCTTCTCCGGGACACGTGAGCGCGACAAGCATTTCATGGTTTCGTTCCAAGAAAGCAGTTGTGAGTTTTGGTTTTGGTTTTCCCATCAATTGAACGCCTTTGAGCAGAGGGCAAATACCCTGAACTGGCTTAAGAATAGCGGCAGCTGTTGTGACGGGAAAAACTCCAAAAATTTCTGAAGGAGTAACATCCGTGCGAACGGGATCGAATGGCGGTGGGACGGTTCCCAAATATTCAAAGTTGCCTTCGAGATTTGTCTGGCGAAAATGTTGGGTCACG